TTATAGTTACACCGAAGCCGTGATTAGTGCCAGACCCTTCTGCTCCTTTAATCTGCACCGTATAAGTGCCGGGGTAGATATCAAAATAGAAATATCCGGCACTATAAACTGCATCCGCTGGTAATACACTCCCAAGAGAAGTGTAAGTACTTACAGACGCCGGAGGGTTGGCTCGTTGGTTATCTGGTATGCTGGCCCCAGCTAAAGTAAGCGTAAGACCGGTAAACGAAGGAGCGCCCCCCGCACCAACCAATACGTTAAGAATACCCGTCATTAGGTTACCCCTGCGCCAGATACGACCCAAGTTGTAGCGGCAACTTTTACGCATGTCGCAAGGCCGCGCTGCGCTAATGTGCGTGAACCAGTTGTAGCCGTACCAGCAAGATATATGGTGTCAGTCGTGATGCTGATCGTCTGGCTTGAGGCACTGTTATTGTAAATAGATATTGCTGCTCCAATAGGGAACGCCACTGAGCCATTTGCAGGGATTACCACACCACCGGTTGTGGTGTTAACCATCTTACCCTGATCGGCCAGCGCCAGTGTGTAGGCTCCCGTCTGGCTGTTTTGCGGCAGACCGCGAAAGCCGATAGTGTCGGTAGCGATAGTGCCAGTCGCGGTGATTGTTACGTCTTGGTCAAGTGCGGTTATGTCCGTATTTGCACCTGACGCGGCAGCGCCAAGGGAGGTTAAGGCCGCTCCTGCTGTAGTCGCGCCTGTGCCCCCGTTAGCTACGCCAAGTGTACCCGTCAGGTCGCTTGTTGGAATAGTAGCTGAAGCGGTGAGAGGCGAAGTACCACTACCCTTAACGTAACCAGTTAACGTAACCGCACCCGTGCCGCCGTTAGCTACACCCAGAGTTCCCGTCAAGCTACCCGCTGGAATCCCACCCGCAACCGTCAGCGCACCAGTCACCGTGACGTTCGCACCATTAATGGTGATCCCCGTAACGCCGCCAGACTGCAGCTCCAAAACACCAGAGCCGTCGCCAGTTACGACCGCGCCGCCAGTGGTGTTGCTTGCGTTGATGGTTGTTGGCATTGATTATTACTCCGGTTTCGTGGGCCAGATGATGTTGTCGGGGAAGCCCTCTTGCTCTGGTACGTCGCGAAGAGCCTGACGGTATGCTGTGTAAGCATTGCGGATAGCTTCAGGAACGTCAGGAAGCTGCGTCCAGTCGGTTTCTTTTAGCCTACCATCTCGGTGGCTGCGTTCAGCAGCGGGGCGCTGCGCTTCAGCTTCAGCCTGTGTGGCTTCGTAATGAGCGATATCCTCATCGTCCATGTCCATTAGGACACCATCAACCATCTTTTTCATATTAACCAATCCCATAGAGAGTAATGACGCCACCGTCAGTAAAAGTACCAAAACCGGAAAGTGTTACACTTGTGGGGTCGTTATAAAGGTAGCCAGTGCCACTGAAGTACGATTCTCCGCTATTATAAAAGCTCGTCATCACTTGGTAACTCCACACCGAAATACTAGAAGATGATTGTAAAAGCAGACTACCACCAAACGGCGAACCGCTAGCATGAGTTTGTCCGCCGGTTAAACCGAGCGCGCTGCCGCTGGTGGTGGAGTTGGTGGGACTGGTGTTACTGGAGAAGATAGTAAGCCCACGACCCAAGAAAGAAACGGAACTGCCGCCTGACAAAGTTCCTGCTATTGCGGGGGACGATGTAGTCCCACCTCTTACGTATTGAAACGCAAGCTCAAACTGACTGTACCCAGCAGGAAGCGTAAAGGTAATGGTACCGGGGCTACCAGAGATAACGGTTTGCGAAATGAGTTTCTTAAAGGCACCTCCAGTAGTAACCTGTACAGAGGTTGCGCTCAGCGCACGGGCAACAATGCCATACGTAGATGGTGTTGTGGACAAAGCCCCAGTAACCTGAAGATAATACGCCAAGCCAGTTGTGAGCGCGCTCTGGTTGGTGTTGATACCGCCTAGAGTTGTCACCGTGACCGGCGCACCCGTAGAAACAGATTGCGTCGAGAACCCGATAAACTTATCCGCAGTTGTGGAGAATAGGGCAGGCAAAACACCGACTAGAAATGTAGAGCCTGAAGAATAGTTACGCACTGCAATTCCACCACGTCCAAGTGTAGGATTGTAAGCGTAGGAAGTCCCTCTTGAGAGTACTGCGTTAGAAAGACTGGACCCATTCGTGTATGTGATAGTGGACGCAGTAAGCGCATACGACCAAGTATAAACCCCAGTATTACCTGTGGCGTCTGAGCTAGCGCAATATGCCACATTATTGACCGTATCGTATGAATTAGAAAAGCCATACTGCTGCCAAGAATAATAAAGGGCAGAAAGTGGGGAAGTAGTTGTTGATGTTATTTCCGTACCAGACGCATTAAATAAGATACTAAGCGTTTGGCCTGTTGAAGCATGCTGCACAAGAAAACGGTCAATACTTGGAAAATATTGTGCACGAGCGTAGCTATAAAACTGTGTAGAAGTACAATTTACTGGTGAGCTAAGCGTAATTGTATTGCCAGCAGAATTAATTGAGATACTACAAGTTCCCATGTAGCCAAATCCGCCGAATCGGAAAAAAGCCCTACCTGTGTTTGTGTTTGAATTGAACGCCGCAGCAGTGGCTGTGCTGTTGTCGCTTAACATGCTAATGTTGGCAGTTGCTGCTAGGCTAAACGCGCTTCCATTATAGCTATAAGCGTATACGTTTGTGTTGCCTCCGCCACTGTACCAAACTACAACAATACGATTAGCAAAGCTGTCAAAATACGCATCGAACGGAGCATTAGTGTAGCCATTACTTCCAACGGAAGTAAACCCAGCGGCTGTTAAAGCGCCGGTTGAACTATTAACTGTAATGGCCTGCATATAAATAGTTGAGGCATTACTACCACCCATCACAAACATTATTTTGCCAGAAGTGGTGTCTTTAAATATGACGCCACGCTTGTAGTCAGTAGCGTCAAAGGAAAATATACCGAGACTATTTTGGTTTGTAATAGCACCGGCAGAGCTAACCTTATAGGATAGCATGTAGATATACGAACTAATTACGAGACCAGCGAAATGCCAACCCGTAGCCGAATCATAAAACGAACCGAAGCTATAATCGCTACCACTACTATAAGTGGTTGCCGTATTAAACGTAGCGATCTGGTTAATCCCAGTTGTCGTAGATACTGTGCCGTCCGAATTAAGCGAAACAGCTTGACCCGCTGTGATTGAGCCAGATGATGTAAACTGCTGTGTGCCGCTAGGAGCCACCGTAGCGAATGCAAGCTGCCCTGATCCATTGGTCTGCACAAACTGACCATTTGTACCATCTGCTGCAGGAAGCGTTAGCGTGAGATTTGCCGCAAGCGCGTCTGGGGACTTGAGCGCAACGTAGTTTGCACCGTTGTCAGTGTCTTCCGGCAATCGAATCTCAGCGCCGGCAGTGGCATTACCAGTCACCGCGAGAGGAGATGCAAGACTAGTCGGCGTAGGCTGATTAACAAAGCTAAGAGCGCCACTACCATTGGTCTGCATAACCTGACCATTAGTCCCATCAGCAGCCGGCAACGTAAGCGTCAAGTTCGCACCCAGCGTATCCGCTGCCTTCAGCGCCACATAGTTCACGCCATTAGCGGTAGCCTCAGGAAGCTGCAGCTCAGCGCCCGCGATAGCAGAAGCCGTGACCGCGAACGGCGTCGCCTGCGAGACAGCCTTCGACTGCGTAGAAGCGTCAGGAAAGATAATCCCAGTGTCACCGTTAATGGTCGTGCTCATGTAATTTAATCTCCGAGAGCGTTGATCTGCGTTTGAAGCGCTTGAAGCTGTGCGAGAAGTTCTTCTTTAGTGATGGTTGGGTTTTCAATAAAAATATCTTCAGGCTCCGATGGTTCAGTCGCAGTCTCACCATCCCAAAGCCATCCATTCTGTGCCTCGTCAGGAACTTCTATAAATTGTTCAGCATAGGATAAGATAAATAGCATATTAGGATGCGTCATGACGACATCTCTAAGGACACCATTATCATTGAAAGCATACTTCATGTCGCTACCTTTATGCGTAAATTAGAACAATTGGGTCGCCGCCTGTGCCGTTGGTGGAACTACCAGATCCGCCGCCGCCACCGTAACCTCCAGCGCCACCTTTGGATGAAGAACCGCCAGTATCATTGGCACCTCCACCACCGCCGCCGAAACCGCCTTTACCCCCTCCACCAATCGAAGCTGCGCCCGCACCACCACCGCCGCCGCCAGCACCACCATCACCACCGCGTGTGCGACTAAACGTAGCGTTTCGTGAGCCACCACCGCCACCACCGCCGTTTGCGGCACTAGCGCCTCCCGGTACAGAAGTGTACAAGCTACCATCACCCGGAGATGGAGTGCCCCCCGCACCATACATCTCCATCGCAACCATCAACGGGTCTGTCCACGCCTGCGTGATACTGTTCCGCGCAGGACCATTCACTGGGTTATTTTCGTCTGAGAAATTAGCTAAACCTCCAGAGCCGCCACCGCCGCCAGAATAGCCACTATTTACAGGGCTTCCACCACTCCCAGCGCCTCCGACGCCACCGCCCCCGCCACCGCTAGGGTAGCTACCTGAAATACTATTGTTTCCTGCGCCGCCAGCTCCGCCCCAGCCACCGCCGCCGCCCTGAGTACCGCCGCCTGCATAGCCATTACCCAGCGGAGAGGCTGAAGATCCGCCACCACCATAGCCGCCAGAGCCACTACCGCCAGTATAGGCAGCAGAAAATGAGAAGCTACCACCGCTATTAATTGTGGCAGTCGCCCCGGATCCGCTGCTGGCACCGTTTGCAGTTATAAGTGTTGTTGCTGATCTTGATATAACTACGGTTTTACCTGTAAAAGTCGAAGTAATCACATCTCCCGGTGTAACCGTTAGATCACCAAAGCCGCAACCGCCGCCGCCACCGCCAGTGCCTGCACTTCCGTTAGCGCCACCACCAAATGCGTAAATACGAATAGAAGTAACACCCGCTGGAACCGTGTACGTTCCAGTTGAAGTCAGAGTAGTCCAAGCTCTTGTGACAGGGATAGATACTGTGGCAAACGCCAGCGCCCCAGTACCGTTGGTTTGCAAGAACTGCCCATTAGTGCCATCAGCAGCCGGGAGTGTAAGTGTCAGGTTTGCCGCAAGCGAATCAGCTGCCTTTAGTGCAACGTAATTGCTACCGTTATCAGTATCCTCAGGCAGCCGGATCTCAGAGCCAGCGGTAGAGTTACCAATGACAGAAACAGGCGATGTCAGCGATGTCGTGATCTGAGGTATCCCACCAGTCGCCGTAAGCGTACCCGCCACAGTGACGTTCGCTCCGGTTGCCGTCAGCGCAGTGGTGCCGTTATTTGTTTGAAGCACCAAATTACCAGTCGTGTCGCCGTTAACGACAATGGCCTGACCGCTGGTTGTTCCGGCTGTAATCGTACTCATCTTAGATCACCACCCATCTAGCGCCTGAGGAAACAGTTACTGCCATGCCTGAAGGAACTGTAATAGGCCCTATGGACATGGCGTTCTTAGCCGAAGTCACAGTATAGCTTTCAATAAGCGTGCTGTCACTAAGGAAAAAGCTGTTGACGGCATTCACGGTTTTGGACGCCAAGTTGCCTGTCAATGGGTTGAACGTATAGTTCGGGCTGCTCGTATAGACCGTGAGAGCAGCGCCAGAGGTGGCATCAGCAAAGATTGGGAATCGCGTAGCGTTCGTCGTCGTATCGTTGCTGAGCGTGGCTCCAGACGGGGCAGCAGGCACAGATACCCACGTCGTGCCGTTCGATTGCAGGATGTTACCATTAGAACCCGGAGCAACAAACTGCACCGCAGATGTACCATTTCCCAGAACCACATTGTTAGCCGTCAGGGTCGCAGCGCCCGTACCGCCATTTGCGACAGGCAGGATGCCGGACACGCCGCTAGTCAGTGGCACGAAGCTCCAGCTTGCTGTTGTGCCATCGGTGGTTACAAACTTGCCGGCATTACCAGCTTGGCCGGGAAGGACAGCAGAGAACGCCGTGCCGATTACAAAAGCAGTCGTCGCGATCTGTGTCGTGTTCGTGCCAGCAGTTGCTGTCGGCGCAGTCGGCGTTCCGGTCAATGCTGGGTTTGCAGTCAGGGCAATCGTCGTGCCGCTGCCGCTCGTGGCGTATGATGTACCCCACGCAGTGCCTGTAGAATAGGCAATGCCAACGCCGGGGAATGTGTCAGGGCCCGTACCAGAAATCGTGATCGAGCCGGTGCTATTCGCGATGCTGATGCCAGTGCCAGCCGTCAGCGTCGATTTGGTCAGTGTATTGCCGGTAGTGTTACCGATCAGCAGCTGGCCGTTCGTGTATGTCGTCTGCCCAGTGCCGCCCTGCAAAACACTGATCGGAGTCGTAAGGCCACTAAGAGAGGTAATGTCGGCGTTCGCACCGGAGGCTGCTGCGCCAAGGGAGGCGCGTGCCACAGCGGCGTTGACTGCCGTGAAGACGCCAATACCAAGCGATGTGCCGCCAAGGTTAACAAGAGCGGCTCCAGCCGTCGTCGCGCCCGTACCGCCCTGAGATACGGCAATCGGAGAGCTGACGTTATTCGTGTCGGCTTCAACGACGTTCGTGCCATCACAGTACAGGATCGCAGCGCCATTCTGGACAACGACTACGCCAGTACCACCGGATGTTTTAACCGTAAGCGTGTAGCTGCCGGTCGTAGTGTTCCGTACCCAGTATTGCTGGATTGTGTTTGGAACAATGATCTGCATGTTCGCGGTCAGGACGCCGCTGAACTGATAAGCAATACGGTTCAGGTTCGTGCCGGATAGCGTGTAAGGGCTAGGCTGGCCGGTAAGGCTGATCGACACATAATCGAACGAGAACGTCGCGCTCTGGCCATAGCCTATGGTGTAGAAGTTAATCCCGTCGGTGATGATGCGGGCACTGTCACCGGGATTGAATACTAAGTTAGCCTGCCCATTGATTAGCTCACCGCCCGCAGGCTGAATTGTAAGACCGCCAGTGCCTGAGTTGCGTGCGTCGAAGAACCAGTCATTACCTGCCGCAGCAGCAGACGGCATCGTGAACGTACCAGCACCACCGTTCCATACGATTACGCGGGCGCGGTCAACGGATGTGAGTGTGTAGTCAGCCGACAGAAGCGTCGTGGGAGCTGCCTGATTCAGCGTCGTTGTGATCGCCTTGAGGCCAGCACCAGCCAGTGCGCTTGCAGATGCGGATGATGTGCCAGCACCATACTGGATCGGGCGCCATGTACCGTTAACCGTCGCATTACCCGTGAGGTATATCTGCCACGCCTGACCAGTTGCAATCGTCTGGATCGTGTTGCCGCTGTTATCAGCGACTGTAAACGAAGACGCACCGACGTTAAAGAACAGAGCAGTCTGGCCGACACTCGCCTGTGTTGCATCAGGCATACGGATCGTAAGGCCAGCGCCAGAAGGCGTGACATCCATAATGGACGCAACGACGTTGGTGTTGGTTGCAAGCTCAGTCGGCCACGTCAGCGTGACGTTTGCGGTCAGAGCTACTGCACGATAGCTTACATCAGCCGGATAGACGACTGTGCCACCAAAAGTATTTGTAAAACTGGGCACTATCAGTCCTCCCTGCGAACAATGCCGCGATCAACAATCTGGCGAATATCCTCGCCATTAAGCGCCGCGATGGCACGGTCATAAAATGCCTGCCAAATTGGAATAATTTCTTCGTTCTTCAGGAACG